GTTTTCTTTTTATGTTCGCGAAATTACAAGTTCGGCAAATAACATGGAGGTTCCGCGCATGACCGCTGGAAGACCGCCGAAACCTGCCGAAATAAAGCGCATCACAGGCAATCCAGGCAAGCGAAAGTTGCCAGAGTTGAGCGTGATCACAACTTTGCCAATGGCTCACAAGATTCCAGATGCTCCAATCAATCTTGGTGAGGATGGACTAGCTCTTTGGAACCAGGCGTGGGATATGGCGATCACTTGGCTTTCCCCACAAAGCGATTTCCGAGCGATTGAGAATGCGGCAATGCTCGCCGATGACCTTGCAGCAGTTCGCAAGAAGTATCGTGCAACACTCGATCCAGCAGATGGTCGATTGTTGGTTCATATCAACAAAGCGTTCGTGGATTCTCTTTCCTCACTTGGCTTTGATCCAACATCTCGCAGCCGCTTAGGGGTGGCGGAAGTGAAGGCAATTAGTGCAATCGACAAACTCCTCGAAAAGAGGCAAAACAGGAATTGATGGATTCCCTCCACGCTGGCTCTCAAAAGTTCCAGCAGCCGATCTCAAGAGATCGCGCGGGGAAGACATCGCAGACTTTGCAGAGGCTCTTTGCAAAATAACAAAAGATTCCATCGCTGGTCATGCTGGCGAAGATCTAGTCTTCAGACCTTGGCAACGCGAACTCACAAAACAACTTTTCGCAGTCAAGGTAGATGGAACCTTTCGTCATCGTGTCGGCTTGGTTGGACTTCCTCGCAAGAATGGAAAGTCAGCCTGGCTCTCGGCAGTCGCTCTTGAATCGCTAGTTCTTGGAGCGCAAGGCGGCGAGATTTATTCTTGCGCTGCTGAGAAGGAACAAGCAAAGATTGTTTTCAACACAGCAAAGGAAATGGTTCGACTTCACCCGGAACTTTCCGAACTACTGACTGTTTATAAAGACACAATTCACAATCCGAAAACTGGATCGGTGTATCGCGCACTTTCAAGCGATGCCTTCTCCAAAGAAGGATTGAACCCGACACTTGTCTGCTTCGATGAGCTTCACGCGCAACCTAATCGCGAACTCTTCGATGTTATGTCGCTGGCAATGGGCGCTCGCATAGAACCAATGTTGGTTGCAATCACAACTGCTGGAGTCAAAACTGACAACAGTGGCAAAGATTCAATCTGTTTCAGTCTTTACGAATACGGCAAGCGAGTCGCACTTGGCGAAGTTGATGATCCTTCATTCTTCTTTGCATGGTGGGAAGCAAATAACGAAGGGGATTATCGTGATCCATTGGCTTGGAAAGAAGCGAACCCTGGCTTTGATGACATTGTTGCTGCTGATGATTTCTCTTCAGCAATACTTCGAACTCCAGAGGCGGAATTCAAGACTAAACGACTGAACATCTGGTCATCAACATCAGACACTTGGCTACCACATGGCGCTTGGGATGTTCTTGCTGACGATCATGAAATTCCTGACGGCTCTGATGTCGTTCTCGGCTTCGATGGATCCTTCAATGGTGACTGCACAGCGATCGTGGCAGTTTCGGTTGGCGAGATTCCTCACATCATGCCTGTCGCAGTCTGGGAGAAGCCAGATGAGGCTGATGCGAACTGGCAAATTCCGGTGCTTGAAGTTGAAGATGCCATTCGCGCCGCCGCCACCAGATTTCAAGTCTTGGAAATTGCTTGCGACCCTTATCGATGGGCGCGAACATTCCAGATTCTTGATGATGAAGGTCTTCCAGTGGTGACTTTCCCACAGACCGCATCTCGCATGACCCCAGCAACAACTCGATTCTTCGAAGCTGTTGTGAATAAGACAATCACTCACAATGGTGATGCTCGCCTTGCAAGGCACATCTCCAATGCTCAACTTCGCACAGACAATCGCGGATCAAGACTTGCCAAAGAAGCAAAAGGCTCAAAGCGCCGAATTGACTTGGCTGTTTCATCGGTGATGGCTTTGGAACGCGCTAGTTGGTGGCAATCTCAAGGTGGCTCGTTGCCACAAATTTTCGACCCATTCTCAATGGAGGTTCCAGATGCGTGATCAGATCACAACAGTCACAGAGTTGATTGGCGCAACAATGATTTCCGTTGGTCTTGGCATAATTTTTGGACTTGGGGCTGCTCTTCTCACAGGAGGAATCTTGATTCTAGTTGGTTCGATATTGGCAGACTTTGGAGGCAATAAGTGAGCATCTTCAGTCGTGGCATTCAATCTTTCACAGTAGGTCGCTACCCTCAGTTCAACAACTATGTTTCACCATTGAGCCAACTCTATGGTCAGACATCAATGACTTCTGCTGCTGGCGAGCGCATCGATGAATGGACTGCTCTTGGAGTTTCAGCAGTGCTTGGCGCTGTTTCACTTCTTGCTGATTCAGTTGCTTCAATGCCGCTTCGTGCTTATAGAATCGAAAAAGATGGTCAGAGAGTCATGCGACCTTTGCCAGATGTTCTTGCCGACCCTGATCCAGAATCAAACACTTATGAATTGATTCATCAAATTGTTGCCTCAATGGCTTTGCATGGAAATGCTTATGTGAAGATCGACAGAGATCGCCTTGGCAACATGATTGGTCTTGTGCCTTTGCACCCTTATCAGATGCAGGTTCTTCCAACTGGTGACATGACCGGTCGCAGATACCTTCACCTAGGAAATGAAATGAATCGTGAAGACATCTTGCATCTTCGCTGGTTCACACCGCCTCAATCTTTAGTTGGAATATCACCATTGAACCAGGCTCGAAATCTCATTGGACTTTCCATCGCTATGGATCGCCACTTGGCTCAGTTCTATGGCGAAGGTGGAACTCCTTCAGGAATTCTTGAAACAGATCAGAAGTTGAACTTGGAACAGGCTCGTGTCATCCAGGCAACATGGGAAGCAACCCATCGCCGCCATCGCAAGCCAGCAGTTCTCTCAGATGGTCTCAAGTTCCGACCAATCACAACTTCTGCTGCTGATGCTGAAATGATCAAGACTCGTGAGCAGTTGATTCGCGACATCGCTCGCATCTTCCGCATCCCAAGCCATCTCATTCTTGCTTCTGGCGATAATCAGACTTACCAGAATGTCGAACAAGCCTCATTGAATTTCCTTACACACACAATCGCTCCTTGGATTCGTAGAATTGAAACAGCATTGTCGAACATTCTTGATCAAGGCGATGATGTCGCATTCGATACTTCAACACTTCTTCGAGTTGATGCAATCACTCGCGCTCGCGTGAACATGATCAATGTGTCAATGGGCGCTCGCACTCCAAATGAAGTTCGTCAGATCGAAGGCATGGAACCTTACGAGGGCGGAGACAAGTTCAACCAGGCACTTGCTGGCAATGTGACAGCAGGAGGAGTCAATCCTTCGCTCGGTGAAGATGCTGATCCTTCAGCACCGATCATGGGAGTGTTGGAATAATGGCTGAAACTTTCAGAGTTCCAAATGGAGTTCAAGATGAAGCGAAAAAGGCTTTGGCTTGGATTGCTGATGGTCATGCTGGTGGTGGCTTCACCGCAGTTGGCAAAAAACGAGCAAGTGATTTGGCTGCTGGTCATCCAGTAAGCGCCGAAACAATCTTGAGAATGTATTCATTCTTCAAAAGACATGAGATCGACAAGCAAGCAGAGGGATTCAATTCTGGAGAAGATGGCTTTCCATCTCCTGGAAGAGTTGCATGGTCAGCCTGGGGTGGCGATGCTGGCTTCACTTGGTCAACAAGAATCAGAAATCAAATCTCGAAAAGCGCACGAGCGCTTTCCCTGATGGCATCCGAGGAGGGTGACATGGCTGACATGAATCAAGTTCCTGATCTAAACGAGGAACTGACTGAACTTCTCGCAGATGTTGTGAGCTTCTATTTCCGGGCGCATGGCGCTCATTGGAATGTGAAGGGTGCTGACTTCAGCGAATATCACAAACTGTTCTTGAAAATTTATGAAGATGTTTATGAGTCAATCGATCCAATCGCCGAGAACCTTCGCAAACTTGGTTCAATCGCTCCATTCACACTTGGTTCATTCTTAGCGCTTCGATGCCTTGATGATGCTCCAGCAATCTTGCAAGATCCAATCGCTCTTGCCAATGACTTGCTTGCAGCAAATGACATGATTCTTGATGAACTTTCAGATGTCTTCGATTGCGCTACAAATTACAATCAGCAAGGTGTTGCAAACTTCATCGCTGGTCGCATCGATCAACATCAATTCTGGAAATGGCAATTGACCGCTTCCCTTGGTCAAGAAGTCACACAACCTTCCCCAGATCCAGTCGATGCTCAAGGTGTCGATGAAGATGATGTTGAAGAACAGACAGAAGGCGCAACTTATCCAATGATGATCATGCCTCGCATGGCTTCTGGCGCTTCTGATCTTCCAATCGCTCCACGCGATACCGCATGGGATGCTGCTGCTGCCGATAAGCGTGTTCAAGAATATGCTGGCGGAAAAGACAACATGGATTGGGCTAAATACGGAAAAGCATTCTTCTATGTTGACGAAACAAACAAAGAACTTCTTGGATCTTACAAATTGCAATTCGCTGATGTCATCGATGGCTCACTTGTTGCAGTTCCAAAAGGAATCTTTGCTGTTGCTGGTGTCTTGAATGGCGCTCGCGGCGGAGTGAACATTCCTGATTCTGATGCAATGGAAATCAAAGACAAGGTTGCGGCTTACTATGCGCGACTATCAAAAGAATTCAATGACGATTCAATCAAGGCTCCTTTCGAGGGTCGCGCTTCCGCAGCTCGTATCGGCGAAGGTTCATTCGTATCTTGGAACACTTCAAATGGTCGCGCCAAGGGTAAGGTTGAAAAAGTTGTCACCAAGGGGCAAGCAAAGTCTTCTGAAGGCTATGTCTTGGAAACAACTCCAGATCAACCAGCATTCCTTATTCGTATCTACAAGGAACAGGGAAATGGTTGGATTCCAAGCGATGTCACAGTCGTTCACAGATCAGACATTCTGACAGTAATCACCGCCCTACCTGCCCCACGCTCGGAGGATATTGAAATGATTGAAGCTCGCAAAACTGCAATGGCTCAAGCCGAACGCATCACAATGGTTGCTGAAGTTCGTGCAGTTGCAACCGATGATGGCTCATTGAAGATTGGTGGCTATGCCGCAACCTTCAACTCTGAAGCCAGTGGCTTGAACTTCCGCGAAGTTATCGCTCCTGGAGCATTCACTCGCGCACTTGCTTCTGATGACCCAGTCTTCCTCCTTGTCAATCATGACATGGAAGGAATTCCATTGGCTTCAACTCAATCTGGAACTTTGAAACTTCGCCAAGACACCAACGGACTTTATATGGAAGCAACTCTTGATCCAGCAAATCCAAAGGCGCAAGAACTTTCATCAGCACTTCGCCGAGGCGATATGGACAAGATGAGTTTCGCATTCACAGTCTCTCCTGAAGGACAGACTCGCGATGCTGGTCTTCGCACAATCAATGACATCGAGCGACTCTATGAAGTTTCAGTTGTCACACTCCCTGCCTACGATTCCACATCAGTTGGAATGCGTTCAGCAGAAGAACTTGATCTCGATCTTGCAAAGCGCAAGTTGTCGCTCAAGTTCAAACAGTATTCCTTGACTCGCAAGGTCAAGGCATAACCCTCGGCGCACCTGCCCCGACTGGTTCCAACACATCCAATCCAAGAGAGGAGACAGAAATGTCTCTAGCATCAAAACTCAAGGAGCAGCGCGATGGTCTTGTTGCCGAGGTTGAAACAACTTTGGCAGCAGAAGATGTCACCGCAGATGCTCTTGATGCCGCTTCAAAGGCGCAAGATGATATTGCAGCCCTAGATGAGCGCATCGCAACTGCCGAAAAGGTAGAAGCACGCACAGCAGCAATCGCAGAATCTCGCAAGGAAGCAAAGGTTGCCAACTTTGGCGGCGCTGTTGTAACTCGCGAAGCAATGACTTATGACCGCGATGGAAAGAACTCTTTCGTTCGCGACATGATCGGCGCACAACTTCGCAACGATCGTGATTCATGGGATCGCTTAGCTCGTCACCAACATGAAGTCGCAGTTGAAACTCGCGACATCTCACGCACCGATGGAGCAGGTGGAGATTTCGTTCCACCAATTTACCTAAACACGATTGGGTCTTTGGCTGCGTAAGCGCCAATTGAAAATTTCGCTATATCGGTGAAACTCCTTCAAGAAAACAAAAGGGACAATACCGAGGCAACCTGCGAAAGCAGAGA